TTACGCTTTGTTCACCCCACGATAAACACGCCTTGAAAATCTTCTTTTTTCAGCATTCATTTTGCTTTTATTTTCTTTTATTTCTGGCAAAATTTTGCTCTCTATCTGTTTCTTTTCTGCTTTTAAATTATTCACCATAGTTTCATATTCGTACAACTCTTTATCTAATCCGTACTCCTTCACTGCCTGCTGTGCCTGTTGAAACTTATCCTTTGAACGCTCTATGAAATCAGGATCTAAAATAGAATCGTCACCTTTGATTATAGCTTCAACATGTTTGCAAAAATTCCCCCTATTTCCTGCTGGGCAGCTACAAATTACACGCAAGCCTGACTTTGAGAAAAACTCAAAATCAATAGTATAGATATTTTCCTTGCTACCTAGAACATCAAAAGAAATCCTTTTTTGTATAACATCCTCACCTTTCATTCCGCCACCTTAAGTTAATCATTTCAAATATTAACGAACACTTCTAAATCAACAAACCTTTACCTTTCGACCACACCTATAACGACTACAGGATTGAAGGCCTAATAAGATAGTCACATTATTTTATCAAGAACGGAATTAATTTACCTGTTGACTTTTCAATGTACACGTGTACATTCAACCCATGTCAGATAAAACTACAGCCTTTAATATTAGAATTAAAAAGGAAGATCACAAGCGATACAAACTATACGCTGTGACACACGAAACAACCTTCAAAGAAATTTTTGTGGAAGAAATGGAAAGGAGAATAGCCGAAGCTGAAAAAGCCCCAAAAGAACAAGAAAAAATCAAATAAAAACGGCCCGGAACGGTGCGCCAACACCAGAACCGAGCCTAACCACAAACAACCTAAAATGGAGGTTGTCATGGCTGAAAAGAACGTAGCCAATTCACGCACTTCTGACAACAGTTCAGTTGTCGATTCCCCCATGCTTGTTATTGAAAATGGCAAGCCCGTCGTTTCTTCCCTTACGATTGCCGCTCATTTCGGCAAGCAGCACAAGAACGTCTTGCAGACTATTGAAAAATTAGAAATCCCGAAAGAATTTACTGAGCTTAATTTTCAGCCCAGTAAATACACGGACACAACAGGCCGCACCCTACCCGCCTACAACCTCACCCGCGACGGCTTTTCCCTGCTGGTAATGGGCTTCACTGGAAAGAAAGCCACGCTGTGGAAGGTCCGCTATATTGAAGCTTTTAATACTATGGAACAGAAACTGAAAAAACAAATGGGAAAAATTAAAGAGCTTCCCGGATCATCCGTGCCGGAACTATCAAACGGAGCCAAGGCCGTTTTAAAACAATCCCGTAAGCTTCAGCACGAATTATCAAAGCTTGCCGTCGAGACTGAAGCCAAGGTCAAAAATTTAATGGAGTCGCAAGGCAGGCTATTCAATGACAATATGCCAACCCTTGTCGTGCGCTCTGAATTTGATGGGATTCTGTCTTCTCTGCTTACTGGGGTGAACAACTCAAATAGTTCATCCAAAGACATTGAAGCCGCATTTAGAAGCGTGGCTCATAATATGCGAATGAGGCATGATATGTTCGCGCTAGCAGACACATTGTTCTAGCAATTCTGAAGGCCCTTGTTTCTACTGAAGCAAGGGCCTTAGTTTACCCTCTCCCCATCCACACTAGTCACATACCCCCCACTCCCCAACTTATGAGTAGCGCGGGTAATAGACCAAATCCCATTCTTTTTAGCCCGGAAGCCAGAAAGCGAAAGCCTACACTCTGCCCTTAGTTCTGGCCTACCGGGAAGGCTTCCCGAAAGGCTTTGCTTGCCCCTTTGGAAAGCCTCCAGCTTACCCTTTGCGGCTTTCTGGGCTGCTTCAGGGGTAGGATAAATATGTCTGATCCGGTGAATGGGCTCACCGCTCCCGGCGATTTCTTCAACGTCCCGCGCGCCTTCAACGTCCCGCCAGATTCCGACCACGGAATTAAAATTTGTTCGCGATTCAATATCAACGCTAATAGTCGTCACCTGATTGGGGACAAGTTCAATGGTGGGCATGGATTTGCCGGATACGGTCTTACCTTGCCCCTTGTGGGCAAAGATCAGCGCGCCGCCGTTGGCCTTGGCTATTGCGTCATGATCCCGCGCTATACGGGTTAGCAGGTGCATGTCTGATTCATTCATTTGATCTATATGAGGCAAGGCCACCCCGGATAGGTCCGAAGCAACAGCAGGATCAAGGCCGTGGTCGGCGGCTACGGTTGCCACCAGCGCGCCTATGGTCTGCGGAATCCATGAGCGCGTTTTCTGTGTCTGAAGCTGGGAATATGATTGGCTCTTGTCCTGCGGCGCACCAGCGGCCTTAATTATCATCTTATCCGGTGGCCCGGTCAGGCGCACGGAGTTCAGAACGTACAGGCCCATATAAGTTGCAGCCTGCCCATAACCGAGCCAGACTTTAAACTGACTCCCGGCGGACGGCATGGCATAGCCTTTATCATTAATGGATATGTCCAGCGAATCGGACTTTACCCCGGCTTCATCGGTGATAGTCAGGGAAATTAAATCGTTCTGAATGGCGGCGGTAATGTCTTTGCCGTTGCATTCCACGCGGTAGACGGGCTTGTGAGTTAATCCCATATGCTTATCCCCTGATCCGGTTCCGGTGTTGCAATTTCCGGCAGGATGATTTCAACCCCGGCTTCCAGAACCGCGCCCAGATCGGCAAGGCCGGGGTTCGCTTCAAGGACTTCCGGTACTGCTGATTCTGTTCCGTAGTGCTTCCAGCATATGCGGTCCAGCATGTCGCCGTCTTTTGTGGTGTAGATGATCATTCTTCGAACCGCTCTATCTTAAGGGTGAATTCCTGCTTGCGGGGTACGCCGTCCTGAAAGAATATGCCGCGCTTATCATCCACAGATAAGATAATCCACTTGTCGTGGACATTGCCTTGACCATCCACCAGCATAAGCGGTTCGCCCGCGTGTATCATTTCCCGCATTTTATCTATCTGCTTTAATCCCCCCTTGTAATGAGGATAAATCACGCCGGGCAAAGTGATAGAATCATCTCCCGGCCCTAAATCCTGATGGGAGGCGCGCTTGCCGATCCGCTTTACTTTGGCCCAATCTTGAGAGGTGAAACGTTGCAGCGTTTGATATGCGGCAGTGTCCACGGAAAAAATATAGTCGCCTAATTTCAGCATACCCATAATTTCACCACCTAATCATGCAGGGCCAGCCGTGCATTGTTCCGGCCCTCTTCTTCAATTCGCTGCATAACCACATCCGCGATTTCTTCGGCAGATTGCCCCGGTGCGGTATGAACGTGAATTTCGTAGTGATTTTCAACACTCACATGCTTTTCATTTGTATGCGAGTTAGTCCCGGAAACATTCGCCGCGTTAACCATGGCCCCGGCATCATAAGTATATTCATCATCCAGAACGGGCCGGGCTTCAGAAAAGGATTCAGCACGGGCCGAGGCAACCGGAACTGCTTTCTTGACTGCATCGCCGATTTCAGGCGGCGGGGCTTCTGTCTCTTCATCATCACCGAAGCCGAAAAATGTTTTTACTACGTTGCCCACGCCGCTGATAATACCGGAACTGTTCTTCCATGCTGAAACAAGCTTATCCCAAGCCGTCACCACCCGATAAACAGCCGCACCAAGAGCAACCACACCGCCCACAATCAAGCCGATAGGGTTAGCCATTGCCGCTGTGCCTATGGCCTTAAATCCGACAGCAAGGGCCGGGAAATGGGTAGCAACCAACGGGGCTACAGCCTGCCCGATTCCGACTATATTGGAGACAAACCGCCCTACGCCGAAAGCAGCCCGCGCACCAAAGGCCAAACCGATTGCAACCGCCAGATTATCAAAGCCGCCTACCAGAGAGGCCACGGTGGAAACCATGGAGCCAATACCGGATGCAACCTTGCCGACACCACGCCCGAAGGCCAGAAAAGCAGGAATTGAATCTCTGACGGCGTTACCGATTTCAATCAAGTCTTGACGGTGGGATGTTACCCAATCCGCCAGCTTGGGCGCGTACTCTTCAACCAGCGGAGCCAGCGCGCCACCGATCAGCCCGGAAACTTGAGCCGTGGCAGAACCGACAACGGTAGACATACGCGCAAAGGCGGTATTGTATGCAGCAGCCCCGGCGCGGCCTTCTTCAGAAAGGACGTTTAAGCGTTTTTGCTGGGCGAGAATTTCTTCAACGCCTTCTTTTCGTGACCGCAGATAACCGAAAAACTTGTTCGCTTCCCCGCCCATGAGAATATCAGCGGCGGCAACGGCCTGCTGATCATCCGGCATTTCCTTAATTGCTTGGGCGATCCGCTTGAACTGTTCTTCCGGCTTCATATCCCTGAGTTCTTCAAAGGATAGGCCGAGAATTTCAAGGGATTCTTTGACCGGGGTAATCTCTTCAAGCCCGGCGGATTCACCAAGCTTGTTATTCATCTCTTCAACGAGATCGCCGATAGTATCGACTTCATACCCGGCTTCCTTGGCTACGCCGCCCCATGCCTGAAGCGCGTCCGTGGAAACGGAAAGGGATTTTGCAAGGGCCACCTGTTCACTTGTGGCCTTATTAACGATGGTAACAGCCGCGCCTATAGCGGTAACGCCAGCGGCAACCCCGGCACCAGTGCCCACGGCATCGCCAATTTGACCGCGCATTTCACCGCCTTTTTCCATGGCTTTGGTGAAACGGTTCATTCTATCCTTGGAGCGTTCAAGCTCCGAAGACAGGCGGCGATGTTCCCCGGCAAGATTAGAGGTTTTGATTCCGGCCTTGTGCAGGGCCTTGCCCATGGTATCCAGTTTATCGCGGCTGTTCTTGTATGCTGTACCTGCTTTTTTTGCTGTTGCTTCCGCGCGCTTAAGCTGGGCCGCCATCTTTTTAGTGGGCTTGTCGGCGGCATCATACTCCTTGCGGAGCTTCCGCGCCTCACGCCTGAGATTATAGTACTGGCGTTCAAGCTTGCGCACACCTTCAGGGTCATAATTCCCCAACAGGTCCAGCTTGCCTTTAGCTTCGCGCACAGCATCGCCGATGCCGGAAAGATCACCGCCCAAGAGCTTTACACTTGAGCGGAAAGAATCTTTCACGGCACCGCCGATTTCTACAACAGCAGAAAAAGTCTTACTGGGCATTCTTCTTGAGTTCCTTCATTTCATTCAGGTATTCAACGAAGTCGTCAGTTTCCATTTCAAGAATTTCATTGAAGCCAGAACCGGAAAAGGCAGCAAGGGCAAGAATGGCCCGGCCCAGACCTTTCATGTTGGGGGAGTTGCAGCCCCGGTAGAATGTCTGCAATTTATGCAGGTCAGTGGTGTACAGTTCGTCAATGACAGCCACATCAACCTCGCACAGATTTGCAAAAAGAATAGCTTCATAGTCTTCGTCTGTTTTAGCCATCTTCTTTGCTGACCGCTGGTCTTTAACCTTCGGACGACGCATTGTGAGGCTTGCATATTTTACCTTGTTGACTTCAATTGCTTCTTCAAGGTGAATAATTTCCTGAGTTACTACAGCCATGATTATAGCCCTATCGCGTTGCGGATTTTTTCAAGACGATCTTTTCCACCAACTACACGTTTCATGCCCTCAATATCGATGTCGTAAACGACCTCTCCATCATGAGTGCGTTTGTAATACTTAGGATGCATAACAAAAGTTTCCCCCGATTTTTCACCGGGCTTCCACGGAGCATCTTCAACGGAAACAATGTCACCGCGCAGGTTAATGACGACTTGCGTTACAGAACCATCGTAAGATTCAAGAGCACCAAGGGCAGTAATTGCAGTCTCGCCACCCTCAACTACTCCCCACTCTTTGAGAACGTCAGGAAAATGCCCGGTCAGGATGAAGGAAGCTTCCATGTCTTCCTGCCCCATATCAAGGGATATGGCACCATCCATCCCCCCGGCCCGGTGCCTTTCTCTTTTGGTCGCCACCTTAGGCGGTTTGAATTCTTCGGCATTCCCGGCATAGCCACGCCCATCTACGGAAATGGAAAAATTTTTCAGAACATTATCTGCAACTCCCATTAAAATACCTCCTCAAAATATTTATTAACCATACGGGACCGGAAAGTAATACGTTCAGCAGGGGCAGGCGGGGTGAAATCAAAGTCGAAATAGACATGACCCGCTGCAAGCTGATCCGGGCTATTGAGTTCAGGGTCGGCCCAGCACTCACCACCGAGTATTGCGCCTTTGTTTGTCAGATTTCGCAGGTAGGCATTTACGCCTTCAACTACATCTTCAAAGTAAGTCTTCGTGATGTTGCGATCCACGGCCCAAAGATGTTCCTGAAGCAGGGTTTCGTTGATCATATCCGCAGTACGGCGCACGGAAAGGAAAGCCCACTTAGGGTCGTTACCACAAAGACGGTTGCCCCAAAGTCTAAAACCATCTTCATTAATGATTGTAGTCACATTCTTTTCGTTCAACAGATTGGCCCGGCAATTGGTATCACCAAGGGCGAAATCAACCGGGCGAGAAAGGCCGGAAATATCCATAATTTCGTGGTTAGACGGGGAATGCCAGAAGCCCTTGTCGTTGTCGATTTTGGCAATCAAACCTGCAATAAATGCAGAGGGAGGCTCATGAACATAAACACCACTACGGTAGACTTTAGGCCACGGGTCAATAAGGTAACAGCGCGCGCCGAGCAAGTTTTCCATTGCAATTGCGTCTTCATCGTTAGTGTTGGGTCCATCAATTATAGGGATTCCCTTCAAACGATTGGCTACCGCTTCTAATCTTGCTGCTACAGGATTTTTAAGAAACACGCCGGGGTTCTCGCTGTCTTCGTCCTGCTGGTGAGTGAAGCCCGGAGCGACCAGAAGACGCGGAGTAAATCCTACTTCAGACTTACAGCCAAGCATTGCCTGTATACCAGTGTATTCCCCTGTATTTTCGTCAACTCCACCGATTACGTTGGTCATGGTTGCAGCAAGGTTTGCGCCTTCTTCAACGCGAATTACAACAACCGCCGCACCAATCTGGCTGAATATCCCCGCGACTGAATTAGGCAAAGTTCCAGTTGTTCCCAGCTTGGCTGCTTTACGACGGTTACCTGCAATCATGATCGGTTTATCGTAAGGGAATACGGTTACATCTGCATCGGGCGCAGTACCAACAATGCAGATAACCGAGGAACGCACAGTGCGAAGTGTGCGCGGGCCATCGTCAATTTCAAGAACTTCATCACCGTGAAGGAAATCTTCACCCATGGTTTTCTCCTATTAGTTGTTATTTATCTCTGCCCAAAATGACCGCTTCATGCCCACGCAAAACATCAGCCAGAGCGATTATTTTTTCATCAGAATTTGACGCCTCATTGAATTCGTCCCAGCCTACTTTTATTTCGTCTCTGGTGGGCTGTCCGATCATTCCTCTATCCAGAATGCAAAGGTCCGCATTCTGAAAAATTTCACCATTAGGAATCAGAACCTTTGAACGTTCACGAAGCTTTTTCACGAACTTGCCAAGAAGACGTTCAACAAGCACGTCTTCCATTTCCGGGGTCATTCTATCGAGATCAATTTTCATGGCTTACGCTCCTTGCTTCCACGTATCGCACTGGGTTTCGCTAATGCGGGTTTCGGAATCTTTTGAAAGGCCAGACGCACCAATAGCCACCCGCCGGAACGGTGTTGCCGGGGTTACTTTTTCGGATTCCAGTAAAATGAAATCCGGTCTATCAGTGTCGGTATCAGTGCCGAGAGTGGCGTTTGCTACTGCGATTTCGTTGAAATCACCGGCAGTAAATGCGGTTCCTGCCGGGCCTGTGGCGGCGGTGAGCTGAGGAAGTCTGTGCGCGCGATTAGGAACACCGTTCAGAATAGGGGCAATGTCAGCTGTATAGTAATCATCGTCTATTCCGATTTTATAAACGTTCATACTGTTGTACATTATAGCCTGCGGCCAATGGAAATTCAGCGTCACCCGATCAAAATCAAACGACTCGGGAAACTCAATTTTATATATATCGTAATCTGTATGCGATTCGACTAATTCACTATGATAGGAACTACCACCATTTCCCTTATTAGACTGGGTATTAAGCAGACTCGCTGTGAAATATTCAAACCGCGATCCTGCATCTTTGGCATACATATATACAGTTCGACCGGGGCGTAGTGAGGAAAAACCCAATGTTAATTCCAAAAATGCATAAGTTCCTCCGAACTCGGACTTCAGCGGAATAAATTTCCCTGATGTATTAGCATTCCCGTCAAATATGTTCGCCACATCATCAATCTGTACGCTGGGCTGATATGTTTGATATCCCCATCCCTGCCCAAGATCTGCAATGGCATCTATTTGATGATGCTGAACATTGCTCAACACTCCATTACCTGTATCAAACAGAATAGATTCATTCTCAAGAATCGCATTACCTGTGTATAATTTTTCAGCTGTGGTTCTGGGATCAACAAGCAATCCAGCATCACGAAATTTCGCCCGACCTTTAAAACTGGTCCAATCCCCTTCCTCTGCGCCCTGATCCACGCCGTTGGAACGAAGCGCGGCATCATCTGCCAAGGCAACCCCGGCGGCGGAAGCGTTGTCGTAGCCTTCCCAGCCAGTGAAACTGATAGCCTCATCACCAGTGATAAAAGCGGCGGCAGTATGAAATGATGTCGCGGAAGACCATTCAGACCAACCGAGAGCCGCGCCTTTATAGCGGACCTCCCACACGTAATCGCCGGATACCAACAGAAGCCCGGCGGGGAAATCGTATTCAATGACCGCGCCCAGTTCCGGGGATAGATGAAGTACGGTATCGCCCACGCGCATACGGTATTGCGTGGCTTCATGCACATCGGCGGTATCACCAACCACGGCAAAGGGTCCGGAGATCAACTTAGGGCATTCCATAACCCCGGTTGCACCAGTGGACGGCGAAACGTTAACGGCCCGGGCCACGTAATTGAATATGTCGCGAGTTTCAAAAACCACGACTTCAGACCATTCGGAAATCTGCCCGGTGTTCAACCTGCGGCGGTAACGAATTTTATATTTTGTTCTCCCGGCCTGAAGCATTCCGGCGGGCTGTTCATATCCCTTTGCAATGGTGGTCAGAAAACCGGAATCATGAACGGGATTAGCAAAGGTTCCGGTTTCAAGGTCAACCTGAACCTGAATTGCTTCCTCGCTGGTGCCATTGAATACGGGCGCGAACTGACGAAAGCGATAAATAGGTGTTTCGCCTATGTTCTCAGCATCATTTAGCGGAAAAAGTATTTCCGGGGTTCCGGTAGCTAGGCGGGCCAGCAAATCCGGGTGTGCCTTCTTGTTCTTATTGTGGTCGCCAATGTCATCATGAGTAGCCAGCAACACCGGGGATTGATTAACGGTGATTTTCTTTGCAAGGCCCGTCAAAACAGTCAGCTTAAAAATCTTTTCTAACGGAGCCGCATTTGCTGGAAGGGCTGGAATGTAATCTGACAGATCACCCGCATAATCTACAGCGAAAAGGATTTCGCCCCGTGTGGGATGGTCCGCAAAAAAACCAATTTCCCTCAAAGCAAAGCCGTCTTGAAGCCCTGCATTAGTCAGGAAAACACTTACTTCGTACATTCCCACAGGTTCATCTCCTTTAGGGATAGATACGGGTTTCACTGATTCTGGACTGATAGCAAGGGACATTGTTTCATTTATCAATGCTTCCATTTCAGCCGGGGAATCTGCTTGTTCTTGAGTCCATACGCCGGAGCCGACCGCCGCGCGGGTAAAATTAAGAGTTGCTCCAGTTCCCAAAAGCCCAAGCAGTTCTAAGCCGTAGCGGGTGGGTACTGTTCCGATAAAATCTGCCATACTAAACCTCCCGAACGGGGATATTTGTTATATCAACTTGCTGCATGGTTATGCCCATGCCCAATTCAATTGGTGCGATATTTATTTTTGAATCCCTTATGCCAACCTTGATTATGTCCGCCTGAGTTATGGCAACCCCGGCATAGGTTTGAATGGGATTAACCTTAATTCCAAAACGGTGGGGAATATGCTGCACATCACCAGTGCGAACATTGCCCCCTGAAAACATGTTGTTCGTAAGGACTGAATGAAATTGAATTGATTCAAGATGTGAACGTTTATTTTTGGACACCATGACCGCTTCAATCATTTCCAGATAAACGGCCTCAGTAATCCCGGTTGTTTCAGTACTGACCTTGAATCTGTATTTGCCTCCATCATATTCAAACCATTCCAGCACACGCACCTTGTAACCGAGGGCGGCAAGAAACTTTTCAACGGCAACCGGAGTTCCCTTTTTGTGATGAATGGCAATGCTGGCCTTGATGACTGCGCGTTTCTGTTCTTCACTCCATTCATCTTTCCAAAGATCAACGGACAAGGCCCACGCCAGCCACGGCAGGAAAACAACCGGGCATTTATCCGGGTTCCAGAGATCACGGATAGGCACGGGTATAGATTCAATTCGCTTGCCTGTAGCCTTGGATAAGGCGCGTTCCTGTGGGGTAGCGTTGATGGGTAAGAGGTCTTTAACCATTTGCGACCTCTACAGTTATGGTGGTGCAGTATGCAGCCTGCTGTTTTTTCATAGCAATATCTGCAACCGGGGAAATGAGTTCTACGCGTGCAACTCCTTCAACATGCAGAGCGGCATAAATGCCGGAAAGAGAAACAGCCCCGCCGAGAACGTGCCGAGCGGTAACAAATTCGGATACGGCCTTCCGTGCGGTTTCAACCACAGCAGCCGGGGCCGGGCCGGACTGAATGTAAAGTCTTGCCTCAACCGAATAGTCTACTATTTCAGCAGCTTTGATTGTAACGTGGTCGGTTAAAGGCCTGATTTCACGGTCATTGACCACGCTATCAACTGCGGTCAGAATTTCGGAATCAGGAACGCCGTTACCTTCACGACTCAAAACGTAAACATCGACATGGCCCGCTTCGGTGCCATCTTCAGGGCCTAAAGCCGCCGCACCCCGAACCGCCGGAACGGTCAGGGCATAAAATTCATAACCGCCGGAAGGCCCGGCAACAGAAAAGGATTCCGGGGCCAGCTGGACGCGGGCGCGGAATTCATCATCCTTTTCATAGGTAGGGGCAACAGGTGGACTTGCATCAGGGTCACCAGGATCAAGCATCTTGCGTACAACCGGAGCCAGCGCGCCGAGGTTATCAAGATCGGCACCAAGTGCAGTGGCAACCATACAGGCTCGCACCCCATCATTAACACGCTGGCGGTGATTGATTGCCCGATACGCCACGGTCTGTAAAAGAGCCATAATAGGATCAGATTCAAGTACAGCTGTATATTCAGGATATTCGGCCCGGTAGTCTGCAATGGTTTCCTGAATGATCGTTTCAACGTCCAGTACTTCAACGGCATCAGGGACCGGAACTTTCGACATATCAATAGGGGTATTGCTCATGCCGCGCGTACCCCTTCAAGCTTGATTTCCTCACCGTTGGGCAAATATTTGCCTTCAAGGTCAATCACTATATTGCCGTTAGCGTTTGCGCTAACGACTGCTATTTTCGTGAGCTTGTAGCGGGGTTCCCATTTATCAAGGGCTTCAGCTACGGCACTGAAAACTTCAATTGCAAAATTCTTATCCTGCGGGCGGTCCACCAGCTTGAACAACCGGGAACCAAAGTCCCGGCGCACAACACGCGAACCGATAGGAGTGGTCAGAATCCGTGAAATGGATTGCTTCAGGTGGGCAACACCGCCGAGGGCTTCACCAGTAATAGCGTTTACACCATTCATGATGCACCCCCGATAGGTTCTTCAGTATTGGGGTGAACATGATGTTGCAGGGAAACGCCTTGCGAAACGGTGTCGCCGTCTTTCTGAATGAAATCCCCTTCGCGGTGGATGATTTCACCGTAGAATTCAGCCCCGCCGCCGTGGATAGAATTGCCGTGGGTAATGGGGCCGTCAAAGACCAACTGCGGAGCGGAAAGGGTGACGCGGGTTGCACTCTTGAAAATGATTTCATCATCAACCGTGACTATCAGCTTGCCGTCAATAGTTCGCTGAACATTCCCGGCAACCAAAAGAAAAAGATTCCCGCCGATTGTATCGGTGCGGTTGCCGCCAATGTCATGAAAAACATCCCGGTCAACACGCCAGAAGACATCCCGGTGAACTTGAGTGGACATGTCCCGGTCAATTTCGTTGACCACATCACCGGGAATATATGAATGCAGAACATGGTTTTCACGGTCATATTCCATGACCGCACCATCTTTAAAGACAACCCGGCAAATGGTAGGCCGATCAGCCGGGGCCGGATGATCTTTCGAATAGATGGAGCCAAGCACAATCCCGCCGGAAGTTTCACCGGACGGAGCAAGCACAACCACCTGTTCGCCGACTTCCGGTGCCCACCATGAAAGGTCGCCACCAGCGCGAAAAGTCAACCACGGAAGCCAATCCGTAACAGCAGCACCAAAAGACACGCGATAACGCGCTTTCGGGTAATCGGCTTCGGCAACGGTTCCAATACGGATAACGTTTGCTAGGCGGCGGTCTGTTTCGGATGCTCCATAGGATGGTGATTGCATAGGCAAAATTTGCCAAATGCAAGGGGGGAAAACCACTGCGGTTTGAATGAGGGGGGGGGGGACAAAAAAAGCAACTTGATTTCAGGCAACTTGAACTATAATAACAAAACCTATGAAAGATATTGAGAATAGAACAAATTGGGACGCCTCTCTTTGGAGGTACTTCAAAACAGAACGGTTTATAGAATTACTTAAAACATCTTCGATATACTTCTCTTCTGCCACTCAATTTGAAGATAGATTTGAAGGGGCTTGTCAAATTGTAACCCAAAAAAATAAAGATATAACAATAGACTATACATTAGAACATGCCTTTAAAGACCTAAGGAGAATGATAAAAATATCATGCTGGCACACTGCTCAGTATGAAAGTGATGCAATGTGGAAACTGTACGCTGGACAACGCAAAGGCATTGCAATCACCACAACACCCAAAAAATTAAAGAATGGATTAAAACCGTATCAGATTAAGCCAACTTATGGAGAGGAAAAGGTACACTGTGGACCAATTGAATACATAGATTTGTCAAAAAAGAGTCTAAAACCATCATTACTTAACACTTTTTATAAAAAACATATGGCTTTTGAATGGGAAAAAGAGTTTCGTCTTGCCATATCATTACGTCTTGCAGACGAGTATGGCGTCGATATCCCAGACGAAGGGATATCCGTTGACGTTAATTTAGAAAAATTAATTGATAGGATTGTCCTCGGACCAAACCTTGAAAAGGATACAATCGAACAAATTTATAAAGTTGCGAACTCTGTAAACCTTGCCGACAAAATTGAAATGTCGACCCTAACATACACACCTATGTATGTTCCTGCTGGCCCTTTAGTCATAACGTAAGCCTTAAGCAAAGGCTTACGTTATGACTTCGTTTAAGGCTTTACTAAAGACTCCGCCTCTTCAATCCGTTCATAATCTTCTTCATGCGCCGCCCCTATCTCCGGGACATATGAACCATAAACCTCAGTCGGGACCGGGCCTTCACCATCCCACACGGATTCACCCAGCAGGTAGGATTGCTGAAACTCAATCAGCCACGGATTGAACCGGATCAACCGAGGGTCAAACTGATCTTCTTCAGAGCGGATAAACCGGGCCTCAAATCCCCTGCCGAATCTATTCCCATCAATCCACAAGGCAACGTCAGCGGCAAGACGACGGATTGCCCGGTCATGACTAGGGTCTTTGGTATCCAGCATCACGCGCAATTCCCAGCGTACGGAAATAATCTTTTGCCCGGTGCCGGGGTTTGAGCGTTCCCGGTCAGGCTCAAAAGAATCAAAAGAAAGAATTGCAGCCGGAACGGTCAGCCTTTCACGGGTTTCGCCTTCCTTCACGGTCAAAATTCCATAGTCGCCGACATCGACGAACAGAGGGAACTTTTCTTTCAGCTGGTCAATAATGCGGTCATGCGCATCATCAACGGTTATTTGCTCATTTGCCATTTTAGTTCATGCTCCAAAATTTTATTAAATTTTCCTTGAATATAAGGCATAATATCAACGTCGATCACGCGCCGGGCCTCCTGGTCAAAATAAATTCTTTGATACTCAATGGAATAAGCGTTTCTACCGCGCCGCTTGAAAACACAATCACTACCACTTGCAGAAGATTCCGCAATGAATGCACCGGGAATTTTAATTCCACCCTTTGCGCTAATCCCTGTCTTTGTCTGCTTTGGGTCGAGAGAAATAACCGAGATAGGATTTAACCCGAAATAAATTCTATTTGTATGCCCCCGACGAAACAGCTTTATACGCTGGCGTAACATCCCCGCAGGAATCCCCGTATCTGCTCTAATTTTTTTTATAGCGACAGCATTTGCCCAGCGGGAAACTTTCTTAATGGTGCTATGCATTGCCCGAGATAGCTGCTTTTCAGAAGGCAACCAGTCCGCGACAAGCTTATCAATATCGCCTTGAGATAAATCCTTTAAATTTATCTTAACGCAAGAGGAACTTCCATCACCGAATTTCATTATTCAAGCTCCGCTATAACCATGCCGTCGGCGGGTTTAGTCCGCATAACCGTGAATTTTCCATGCCCGGCAACCTCGACTTCGGTTCGTTCCCAGACAAAACCCTGAGTATCGGCGCGGGTACAGGTCAAAATTGCTCTAGCATTTTCAAGCACAATTCCGCCGAATTCCGAAACACTTCCTTCATCATCAAAAATCGCCGCAAAGGTGCGCGCGGGATTATCGCAACGCACCTCTACGGCGAATTCTTCAGGATTCAGGAAGACTCTGAAGTCTTCATTGAACATTTATTTTTCCTTGCCGTCGCTGGCCTCTTCGCTGGGTTTTGCTTTCTTGGACGCTTTAAGTTCAGCAGCAAGCTTTTCCTTCTGTTCAAGAATATCAGCCTCTTTAACCTCGTCGGTGTAAATGATGGCCTTTTCACGATTCACCAAATTTCTTGCAACCTGAAGTCCAACAGTGACAGTATCACCGGGAACACAAACCTCGCCGTCAATCATGACACCCGTCTGGATGTCATGATCATTTTCAACAGCTACGATTTTGATTTCGGCCTCTTTCTTTTTCTTTGCCATTTTATTTCCCCTTAAAAATCATTTTCGGATTATGCGGCAGCTTTGCCGTAACAAAAGCTTTCGCCATGGCGAGCCGCAAAGTCTGAATCCTGCATTGCGATAATGCGCAGGCGACCTTTTGCACTGTGGGTATACGGGTCAAGAGTCAGATCAAGCCCACCCCACAGACCAACAAACAGATCGGAATAGTTGCCGAAGAAGACATCACCAGTGGCGACTTTATTTGTTACGCCTACGTTGTATCCGTTTACAGTGTTGCCCTGTTCCCAGATAAACCCGGCAACGCCCGGAACCTTAAGGGTTCCTTTAAAAGTTCCGCGCATACGGGCACCGAACAGGTAAGCCATGCTGTCAACATCAGCATTATCAGCCGAAACCTCAGTTTCCATCTGAATGATTTCCTGAAAAGTAGGCTTGCCAGCAGTGGCAAAAAGGACAGCGTTAACCCCGGTGGTATTTTTAAGGCCGAGAGGTTCATCAACACCAGTTCCATAATAGCCGAGATCGTCAAGCTTGTGCGCAAGCGCAATTGCAAGATCACGACGGACGAAAGCTTCTACATCAAGGCTGTTCTGCATAAGCAGGCGGCGTGAAATTTCACTCAATGCGCCAATTGTGGAAGGCGACATTTTAACCTGTCCGAAGTCACCTTCAGAACCTGTGGTATCTTCGTCTTCATTGACAACATAGCCCTGTGCCCCTGCAAGCTGTTTCGGAATTTCAATATTCCCGACAAGGCCAGCAAGCTTTGTACCCAGTCCCATAAGAAGACAACGAGCGCGAAGCATGTCAATAAAACTGTCGGCAAGAAGATTAGTGTCAACCAATACACCGCCGTGAGGGGCACTGCCAGTGCCTGTGGTGTAGGTACGAAGCAAAGGAGTGGTCAAAACTTCAGGGGGAACCATAATCCCCTGTGCATCACGTCCCATTTTCTGGGCTGCTGCTCTGGAGACGTCAAGTTCAAACCCTGCGGCGTCCCTTGCTTCATTGTTGTTGGGGTCAAGAGCGCGAAGAGCCTTGCAGAAAGAATAGTTCTGAATCTCACGCTCAGTAAGGCCGATAGGTTCGTTCATTTCATCCGGCGTGGCTTCGTCAGCCTGTCCTCTGGCATCCAGCTTTTCAAGCAGGAACTGGCGGAACTGGTCCGGGGTCTTACCTTCAGAAACAAAACGCTGTGCATCTTCAGGCGCATTATAGTCACGTCCGATTTTCAACAGTGCATTGGTCCTTTCGCGTTCATCGTTCAACGCCTTTTCACGAATCGCGGATTCATTAACACCACCGCCAGCGTCTTCAGGGGTTCCATTGGGTTTGGGCATTTCTCCCTCCTTAAAAGTGTTATCGCGTCCAACCCCTACGGAATGGTCAAGGGGAATGGTCACAAAAGAAATTTCATAGGGTTCCCAATCGGTAGCCCTGTATACGTCCAGATCGTCGTCGCGGGTTTCAACAAGCTTCACTTCATGAATGTCGAACCCTACGGAAATATGTCTAAGGATACCGTCCAGAACATCATTGTACTTTTCGTCTGCCCGCTTTCCTTTACCGAAACGAACTTCAGCACGGCCTTTGCCGTCAGCGTCAATCCGTGCAGTTTCCACCACACCCAGATGATCATCCCGTTTGTGGTTAAAAAGCACTGCACCGCCGTCGTTTAACCGCTTAAGACGGACAGCCTTTTCAGTGTGTTCAAGGATTAAATTTGTACGCCACCATTGCTCAAGCTCCGCATCACTGGAAAAAGCAACTTCAACAATGCGCTTTTCTTCATCAATGGCCCGGACACCTTCAACCGGGAAATATGCCCGGCGGCATCCCTGAACCGCATCAAGCGTCGGCTTTGTTCTCTGTTCCGGCATCGTCGCCGCCCTCCGTTTCATTTGTATTCTCTGCGGGCTTTTCCGTTGGAGCTATTCCAAGTTCGGCCCACTTTTCACGCTCTTCTGATATTTCTTCAAAAACGTCTTCCGGTACACCGCCCTGTTCACGGATTGTCGAAGATACAGACTTCATAAGCCCAGCCTGTTCTTCTCTGCTGGCGGCGACTTCTTTCGCCGGGTCTGCCCATTTCCAGCGACGGCCTTGGTAACGAGCCTGCATATACTGGTCGATCCGTTCAACCCGGAGCGGGTTTAATCCTATGGTGACGGCTTGAGCCAGCACAGCAACAGAAACCCACTCTTCAAAGACGGGTTGAACTAGCTTTTCAATGAACCAGCTTTGCAACTCCATCCACAGGTCGCGCTCATCAAGCATCCCTGCACGGATTGAGGAATAATTCACTTTGGATAGGTCACCAGAAAGGGAAGAATAAGAAACGCCAAGCCCGGCGGCGACTACGTGAAGAATCGTTTTATAGAACCCTTCAAATTCTCCCTGCGGATACTGCGGGTCCCATTTGTTGAACTTCCAACCAACAGGCAAAGTATCAAACGTACCCGGTTCAGCATCTAACGGAAAATCTTCTTCGAGTTCTTCATCGTCGTCGGCATCAACATCAACATATTCGGGATCAGCTTCAAAAAAGCCCATCTTCGACGCGCCGATATTAGCGTTGATAATCGCCGCCTCTTCGTACTTGTTTAGCTGGCGAAGACGCTGAAGCGCGGTTCCCATCCAAGAGAGTCCGCGCGGCTGGTTGATCATTTCCGGCACAAACAAGTGGATAATTTCATCCGCCGGAATACGTTCATAGTTGTTGCTGTTATGAATAACGCCGCTGTATAAATCATCAGCGTCTATGCGAAAATAGTAGGCAACGGGCTTGCCATATGAAGTAAACTCAATCCCAGCACGGACGTAGTTACCGTTTGAAAGTTTTTCCCTGTAATCAGAAGGACAACGGGCAGGGTCAATAAACTGAAGCTGAAAACGATACTTACCGTATTTGCGCCCTTTTAACTTCCGCGCAAAAACTTCACCATCACGCCCGACGGTTTCCATTGCCAGCCCTTGAAATGACCGCCAAGTATGAATGCCTGTAACGTCAGGGTTCTTACCCCAATCTTTCCAAGCAGCCGCAAGAGCTTCACGGGCTATTTTGTCGGCTTTACCGTCGGGACCTTTGACCGTGGGGGTAACTTGAACCCCGGCAGGGCCTACGACATTCTTTTTAACCAGCTTGAGAAATTTTTTACCGTGAGCGGTATTGTGGGAACACTCACGACCACGGGCGCACAAAATACGCCAGTTACGTTCAACAAGGAGCAAGGCCGAAATGGGTTCAGTTGTCCAGCCGGAATTTAGCCGGTCAACATTAGCTGATTCAAAATTGCCGGTTGCCGAACCGAAACCACGACGAAGGCCATGCGGCATAATATTTTTACCGCGTCCAAAACGCTTTGTTTTGCGTTCCGATTCCTGAACTGCTTCCTGCGGCACTTCAGAACGGCCTCTAAAAATATCCATGAGGTTCATACGCGAACCCTCACAGAACGAAATTTATTTTTACCGCGTTCTTGAAGTACTTTTGTTGCCAGCATCCCGCGTAATTTTTTAAGCTGATCAATGCTGTAATACTGAATCTTGCGCCCGTTGATTTCATAGTTCCAAACGGCATTGGTAGCTCTGCCAGCTAAAGCGGCATCGACAGCTTCAAGAGCTTTTTCGTTCTCTGTCCTACCGTCAAAGCCTGCCTCTTCAGCAAGCAAATCAGGGGAAACTTCCAACTTGCCGGAAAGCGGTACATGCTGTTCACCGTCACGCTGTACGACAACCTGCCACCAGTAAAGACCAACAGGAATATCAGTAGGAAGAACTACAGACCAACCAGAGCCAAGGACTACGCCCGCCGCATTTGATTTCCCCGGCCCACGAAGGGCGAGCGTTAACGCCCACCCTTCAACCGGAGTATATCCACTCACTTCTATCAAGCATGAAGCGGTTGAATTCTGTATAATTTTTTTAGGTATGCCTGTGATCATCGTTTAACAAAGCTCTGCCGTCTTCGGCGTTTCTTGTTTTTTTTCTTTTTTAACTTTGTTTTCGGTTCCGGTTCCACTGCGGTTTGAATGACCTTTTCGACCTGCTGGCTTTCCGCAATGACAACGTGCTTTTCTTCAGGTTCAATCAGTTCGGCCTTTTTCATAATCCGGGCCTTAACCTTTTTGATATTCGGGTTAACAATCAGCAACGCCGCATACGAATAGACACGACAATCAAGAGCCTCATTACGAGGACGGGTCTTGATCCAATCATGCTTTGGAAAACCTTTGACGTAACGAGTTATCCGTTTTTCAGCGGTCAACTGTTTAAAAAATTCTTCTTCGTATTTGGTGGGGTAATTATCTGGAAAGTGGCAACGTCCGGGGCCTTCTCCGTCCAAACCGAGCCGCTTATAAAGCAAGGTCTTGCTCTGGTCGGTGCCAACAGAAAAAAGTTCAACCGCGCGCCCCTTTTTACCGGACTTGCGCTTTGATGGAGCGGAAACAATGGGGATTCCTTCGCCGCCCTTACCCTTGATTGCAAAGCGGCGGGAAGCACGGCGTTTTTTGCAATAGCCGTAAACGGATTGGGTATTGCTACCACCAGAGTCAATCGCGGTTGCATAGACAGAGAGTTCAACCCCACTTTCATGCATCCACCGCTGATCAAGATAATCGTCAAGGGCATCCCATGTTTCGAGGCGATCCGGGTCACCGTAAATAATATGGTAGTCTACTGACCAGCTTTCCTCGCCAAGTCCCCACGCCACAACTTCACATTCAAGACGGTCAACCTGCGTATCAACCCCGGCTGTAAGAAACACGCCGCCCATCGGTACAGGTGCGCTGTAATGGGTACGGTTTTTCAATAAACCGGAATCGTCTATCTGGTCGCCTTTTTCTTCCCATGTTTCAGCAAGCGACACGTTGATAAATGATTGTTCATCACCAGCAGCTTTCTTGTCTAAAAAGGATTGGACAATATCTCTAAATTTTCGCCACGGGCTATAAAGCTCATTAAGATGAAAAGAGGCATGGCCCATAAAAGGACGGGAGGCAATCCACTCACCACCACGAAGCATGGCGGGCTTGTGTTTGTCTTCAATGACACACCCGCAATGCTCACAAATATAATGAGCGGTTTCAGGTAAATGGTTCCCGTCTTCGTCTTTATCCCACTTTACGTTAGCCCATTTCAGCCGCTCTTTAGTTCCACAATGCGGGCACGGCAGATAGTAATAACGCTGATCACCCTGCAAGAAAGCTTTTTCAATTCGTGAAAAACCCTTGATTGTGGGGGTGCTGGTTTCAATCAGCTTGCGTCTATCGCCAAACGTTGCAGCACGTTGCCAGAGAAGCTGGACCGCGTCGCCTTCCGCCGTGATTGTATAGCCGTCGATTTCATCACAGTTGATAATAGGAGCGGAACGCCCGCGCATAGTGTTTGTTGACCCGGACCATGAAAACATGAGGAACCCGCCGGGGAAAGACTTCATCAACGCATTGTTTACACCATCACGCCCGCGCGGTTTTGCGATTACATCTTTAATACAAGGGGTATCATTCAGGAGCGGGGTTAATTTTGTTTCCGACCATGTTTTTAAATCCGACTGCGTGGGGTGCATCATCATCACGGACTTAGGGTCTTGCGAAATATTGTAACCGATACCGTTGTTGACGCACTCGGTTTTTCCGACCTGTGCCGACCACATAAGCGAAACCCGGCGCGTCACCTTATCACCGATACAGTCCATCGGTTCGCGCTGGTAAGGCGCGTTGTCAGTCCTCCACGGGCCGGGCATGGCGTTAGCGTCTGAAATCACACGGTGCATATCTGCCCACTCGGAAACAGTGAGGCGTTCCGGCGGCAAGAAAAGGTTAAAGGCCTTATTTATTACAAAATAAATACCCTTCCGGTTAGCTAAAGACTCAGTTTCCGGGATCATCCATCACGTCCTCTATCAACTCAGCTTCAGCCAGCGACCGTAAAGTAAGGTCAATCTCTTCTTCTAAAATATCTTTTATCTCGGTTTCTGATTCAGACGCTAAAAGTCGAAGGGCTACGCGTTCCGGCAAAGCAAGCACGGCCTGCCGAACTTCAATAAATGCCGTGGCTATAGCGCGCTCAACTTCATCAACCAAGCAAACCTCACGCAAGGCTTGCGCTGAAGCAACGCGCTTGATTTTTAGATCTTCGACAAGGAGGGCCTTCAGCAAATCGGCCCGGCTCATTCCTTCATCAGTTACACCGACTTCCTTTTCAACCGCCCGGTCAACATGCCACTGTACACATTCAGCAAGATCAAATTGCCATGGCTTCCCCCTGCCGCCTTCCTGAACACATGGCATCCCCTCACGAACCCGAACAGAAACCGTCGGCAAAGAAATGCCCAAAGCAACGGCAAGACCCTGCTTATCGACAATGGAAATATCGCCGGGCGCGGGTTTAGTGCTTTTTTTCTTTTCTTTCTTTTTGGATTCTTTTTTCATTTTAAATAGTTATCCGACTTATCCACAGGTTTTAAATAATAGAAACAGAAAATAAATTCTGAAGGCCACGCAGAAATTGAGACCTGCGTGGCAGCGTCTACCCTCTAACCACCCCCCTCAGGAAGGACCCGAAGGGCTTTCTAGCGCATTCTAGTAACGTTTAGCGTGTTCTAGTGTTTGAACAGCATTGTTTTCGGGAAAGTTTCCGGTTTAAGCACTAGAAGATAACTGGTCTCGTCTCCGCATACGATAAAGTATTGTCTGCACTGTATTTCTTTTGATACCGAGGCGACGCGCAATATCCGACACCGTCCGCCCTTCAGCACTCAATTCTGCAATCTTCCGGTTACGTTCGGCCTTCACCGCTGAAGAACACCGCGCCAGTGGCATGGACATGCTAGGAAACTCTTCAATCAGTCGCTGTGCTGCATCAGTGCCGACGACGGTAACGAGCCAGTGCGACGGCTTCAATTGCTTGGGAATATATAGCGACCTGAACTGAACCGCCTGTGCAAGTTTCAATGTCTTCTCTTTACCGATTACGTCGGCGATAACTTGAGCCGTGGGAGGTAATGCCGCTTCCATCGCTTCACCCTCATTTTGCCGTCTTTGCTATAGTGCAAAGCCGGGCTGACAAAATATCCAAAACCGGGCGACCAACGAAACCGACAAGGGTTGTTACCGGGGCTGCATATCCCCCCGGAACGCCTGCCGCTTCCATCAGCCTGTAAAGCACCCAACCAACGAAAGCAGCTGTAGCAGCCGCCACAAGCTTTCCTTTCCATGTACAAGGGCCGTCCGGTTGCATGATCCGAACAACCCCGCCGATAAGCCCAAGCAGGGCCGGGAAACAAATTTCCCAACCCTGCACAAGCATGTTCATGAAAGTACGTTCGGGCATTAGTCCGCCGCCTTACCCTTGGGTGTGAGGTCGGGCAGGTCGCGCAATTCCTGTGTTCCCTGTTCGAATTCTTCAAGGCCGGGAACGTCATACCCTTCAGCACTCAGCCGCTTTGCTGTCTGGAACGCTTCAAGGCCAAGCTTAAGACCGGACGCAATGAGAGACATAGTTACCGGGTCCATTATTCACCTTCCTTTGTGCTGTTGGTGGGCAGGGGTTCGACAATGCGGGCCTTGCCGAGCAGGGCTACCGCGTCGTTGATTGCTTTCCATGCGGAATTTTTCAAATCTTCAATGTCATTGGGGGCTGTCTTGTATCTGGCAAAAGTGGATGCAGCCGAGCGATACGCAATGATTGCCGCCTTCGCTTTATCCATGACCGGGGCAACCTCTTCTTCCATGAACGAGACCTGTTCCGGGGCAAGGGTTTCATGCAATGATTCATATTCCCGATGCAGGGCCATATAATGAATCTTCATTTCCTTACCCACTGAAAGGGCTTGATCCTGCGGCGACAGGTTCATAAGCGCGCACCCCTGAAGCAAAACAGGCATTGCCAACAGCACAAGGAGTGTGGAACTATTACTCTTTACTTTTTTAATGGGCTTCTCAGCTTTAAAGCGTCCGTAGATACCAAGCCCCATACCTACAAGACCACCAGCAGCAACACCTAGTTCAAGCAACTGGCGTTGTGTCTCGCCGTCAATTTCTTTACCTGCAAGCGAAGCTACAAGAGCAATCGCCGTTACAATCACGCCCCAAATGGTACGAGACTGCAAAAAGTGTTTTCCATCACTCATTTTAAAAACCTCCATAAGTTTAATAAAACAAAAAGGCTTGCACCTTTTCTAAGATACAAGCCTTTTTTAACACATTATTGTGCATCGAATCATGCACATATGGTCAGATATGATTTATATGATATTTTATAACCTTTTTTCTCCCTGTATTCTCTTTGCCAGATACTCAAAACCACATTTCATATCGTCCAAATACACTTCAAGCGACACTTGAACATTGCCGCATTCCTTACACTCACGAACACGAACAATATTACCACCGTCTTCACTAGTACGACTCACCTTTGTATCTGAACCACATTTTTTACACACTAGAGCCATTCTTAGCCCTCCTCTACGCCTTCTACAGTGCGAGATTCGATAAATGTGTCTAAATCAGCCTTACGGACGCGATACAACGGCCTTTTGGAGCTACCAATATTACATGCCTTCAATTCCTTGCTATGAATCAGGCGGCGCACCCAATCAGGACGGGCGTTAAGCTTTTCGGCTACTGCTTTGACTGTGAGAGTTTGAAGATTAGGCACTTAAACGCGCTCCCATGTTTTTGATTGCCCGGCGGCGGGCTGCATCCCGGAACGACAGGTAATGTTTGGTACTTTTCGGGTCGCTATGACCCAAAGCGGTTGAAACTTCCATAAACGGCTCAACCTGCTCACCATCAGCCAACAGCCCGAGCATAAATTCAAAGAGTTCGTTAGCAAAAGTCTTTCTCAAACTGTGAGTGCCGACCTGATCCGCGACACCGCACCCGGTGAATGCGTCCAGCAGCACCCGGCGGGCTTGCGTGTACGATATGGCCTTATTCTTGTTGCCCTGTGCCCGGAACAGGAAAACATCCTGACCGGGCCATTGCAGGGCATGTACTTGATGCAGTATTTCTAATTGCGCCTCACGCGCAAGGTAGACAGTCCGGCTTTTCTGAGAGCCTTTCATATTCCGGCGGGCAACGCGCAACAGTGACCGTATTTTCTTGTTTGCAACAACGTCCTTCACGCGCAAGGAAAGCATTTCCTTGATGCGGAAGCCCGCCAGCACGCCAAGCACAAACAGGCATCTATTCCGGGTTGCGTATCGGCCTGTGAAGCTGTCATGGATAAGCTGGACTTCTTCCCGGCTTAGTGGGCGGCAACCTTGCATTTAGGACTCCTGAAGCTCAAGCACGAAGCGTTCATAGTTCCGCACGGCTTCGGATACGGTGCCGCTACCGAGCAGGGTGTTATAAAACTCCTTCCAGTATTCCGCGAGAGCCTTCACGTCGTCGGCATCAGGAAGCGGAACGGGTACGCGCCTGTAGTGAGCGCGGGCCATGAGGATTGCGTACTTCAGGTTGAATTCAAGGGCTTCAGAATCCGGCCCGCGATCCATACGGGCGATTTCAAGAATCTGCCTGCCGCGCTCTTCACGGTAGGCAAGGTAATTTTCCCATATATCGTCGTGGGTATTGCCTTCCATCTGGAAAACCCCCAAAGCCGGGCCTCCGTTAAGCTGGCGGACAAACGTTCCCATATGGCTTTCCTGTGCCGCCGTCATAAGCAGCAACTTAACCGCAGAGGGTGAATACCACCCGATTTCTTTTAACGTGCGTGTTATCAAATCTTCAAGTTGAGCTTTAAAAATAGCCATTTACGCCTCCTTTGCGGCATATGTTACCGGGTCCGTTCGCCTCTATTCAGCGGCACCCGTTTTGGTTGATAATTTTTAAGCATTGCAAGAATTTCCCGGCACTTGCCCAAATCAAGATCCCGCTTTTCGTCGGTCATGACGGGCGGCAGTGGAATCAAGCTTTGCGTGGGCCGCACACCTGCCATTAATGCCCGGTGCGCTCTCACAACATCCCCCACCGAAGGGAACATTTTGTTGTCTCGCCGGGCCAGTGAACATGCATCAAGAAAATCTTTCGCGCCCATGCCTTCGTTTGTGCAGTCCTGCCAATAAATACGGGCGATAGCCTTGATACCTGCGGCTGTATGACCGCAATGAGGATAAAGCACTTTCATGGCGAGAAGCTCTTTCTCAACCTGTTGTAACTGCAACGAAACTTCCATCGCCGTCTCCTTCTCCGTCTGCAAGCATCTGCCTTGCTATTGCATCATTCTCCGCCGCCATGCCTTGAGAAACGGTGTTAATCTTCATGCCCTGATAGCTTGGCGCGGCACCATTACCCGGCCCGACATTCGGCTGGTTCGGTGTTGGCGGTTGCGGCTCTTCTCGAAAATTGCCTTCAAGCACCTTGACCATGTTTCCCGGCTTCAGCAGCCAATCAAACCCGGCTTTCCAGTCTTTTTTCTGGCCCAGCAAAAAGGGGCACTGAAGCACAAGTTTAAAATATTTCTCCCACCACTCGACAGACTGCCGGGCTTTGTTGTTCCGCCAAGCAGCCTTGAGGGTAGACTTGCGTTTAGGCGTTAAGTCCTTGACCTGCGGAAGCATGGGCAGGATGCGGTTATATGCCTCCGCAATCTCAGCATGCGGGCAATTCGGGATTTTCGGACCTTCCACCTTTTCGGTTTTGTCCTCTTGAGCGGCTTCGGGTTGCTGTTCAGGTTCGGTGGGCTTTTCGTTAGCCGGGGAAGAATCGTTTTTCTCATCAGCAGGCGCGCCGACGTCACCGCCGGGTGACGTATTCTCTTCTGCCTTTATCCCTGCTCCCTGCTCCCTGCTCCCTGCTCCCTGATTAGCGATAGCCTTTTCGCAAGGTTCCCCGAAGGCTTTCTCAAAGGCTTTCTGAAAGCCTTCTGAAAGGCAGCAAATCAAGGACTTAGTGTTGAAAAGGAGTTCCGTTTTCAGTGTGCATTCAGGCAAACTCTTGAAGCCAGCGGCCCACCCTTTCACCACATTGGGTGATTCCGGTGAATTGTGCTTCAGGAAGTTAGGGAACCACAAAAAGCCAGCCTTCGGGTCATACTCCGCCATGCCTTTGTCTAAGACTTCCTGAAAGGCTTCCTCAAAGGCTTTTAGTTCCATGCTTAGCTCAAAAGCCAAGCCCGGAACATTGCCGCGCAATGCACCGAGTGAGGTAGTAGTGGGATGGGTTAAGATAAATAAGAAAATGAACTTTGCGTCGTTGGATAACTCGCGGAATCGTTCATCGTTCCATATGTGAGTAGATATTTTCCGGTATTTTTTCTTTTCCATGGCTCTTTGCTTGATTTTAAAAGGTTAATCACTTAAAATTAAGCCTCATTATTGATTGAATTTAGGGGTTGCTACCTAAGTTCGCCTGAAGCCCTCTTAGTACCCTTGAGGGCTTTTTTCTTTGCTTCTTCCTGCTCCATCCATGTCCGTCCGTTAAAGCAGCCAGCACAGCAGTATTTCAAAGCCTTCCAGCGCGCGTCGCTGTACTCTTCGCCTGTTTGGGCATTGATGCGGCGGATCACCTTAGTGCAGCCACGGCCCGCACAGGGCTTACTTTCCGGCGCGTTCTTCACTGTTCCATTGCTGCATGGCAAATTCTCTGGACTCTTCAAGCCCGCCAGCATGACCGCAGTCATTACAAACAACCTGAAAATGTCCGGTGTACCGGAACCTCACCGAGTAGCCGCCGCACTTTGGGCAACGCTTATGGGAATCGATATTCTTAGCCATTATGAACCCCTGAATTTAACTTTTCACCATGGCTTTAATGCCGTTCCGCCAATGAAGAGCTACAGAAATGAATTCCATAACTTCCTTGTCGAACTCCGCGAATTCGTGAGGTTCGATTTTGCCGTCCTGCATAATGTCCGCAAATTTAACCACGGAGTCGCTAAACTCTTTGGTGGTACGGTTCATATCATTTTCAAGGGTTCCGGCAGATATGCCAGCTTCTGGGAGAGAAACAACCGCCATGCCCATCTGGTGGGCAATGGCTTCAAGCGGCGCGGTTGATTCGCAAGTTTTCATGAGGGGGGCAAGATCAAGCACACCCATTTTCGCGCCTGAGTCTTCAGGGTTTAATTCCTTGTATACGGTCCAATGGCTCTTATTTCCGCCAAAAGTCTCCTCGGTAATCTGTTCAACCGACATAGACGGATGCTCAAGCACCATTTTCTGAATTTCAACAGCTACGCTTTTTCGCTCGTTCACTTGATTATACTCCTTCCAATGCGGACACCCTCTTGTAGTAGAAGGGGTTATCCTCTGGTGATATTCTTTGTTTGAAGTTGAGGTTTAGAGCCACACTTTTGCTGATTCTCGCGACATTTCCGGCACTGTTCCGGCATCGGGAATGTGCGACGGTGAGCGAACAAGGGACAATTAGGGTTACATGCTGACATTAGGGCCTCCGTGATCTTTGACATTTGCTTTTTAGACCTTCCTTCTGATACCGGGATTAAGAACGCCAATTTTTAAACCTGTGACCAAAAGGAAGGCCAAATATGGAAAAGGACCATTCCACTCATTCAACCTTTGACGAAAAGGAAAAGAACAAGATAGTCCAAGACTATTTAGATAAGGGATACGAACAGGTTCCTCCCTCATTCAAATTAAAGCCAAAACAATTCCAAGTAATTGAAAACCTCCGTAATGCCGGGGGTACTCAAAGAGCATACTGGGATTTTAACTTTAAAGATTAGTCCCGGTCTCTGGGGTCGTAGCTTTCGTCCCATTCGTCTACGGCACACAGAACAAACTTATCTGCCATATTTTTTACTGTGGTAACGATTATGGGATGGGCGGGAACGCTCTTGTAAGTCATGTCGCTTCCGCCCTTCTCGTAAAAAATGAGGCTGTAGCCCGCGCCGACTTCATCAAGGGCTTTGGTGAGTTTTTTCTTAAGGTCTTGAATTTCCGGGGTGCCGTAAGTGCGAAATTGCGTAACTCCATCAGGGCTGGTCAGCGTTTTGGATTTAGTAGGGCAGCACTTAATAAGGTTTTTATGCGGGATACCATTCGTGTAGCCTGTTGTTACTGTCACCCCGTTTTTTTTGCAGAGGTCTTGAAGTTCCTGCTTAAGTGCGAAAATTTTAGTGGCAAGTCCTGAAATCTGATCAAGGTCTATCTGCTGGTTTTCCATAGCTCCTACACTCCTTCATTTTTCTGGTTATTGGGCTGCTGGTCGCCGTAAACGAAAGGCCAAAGCTTTTCGATATTTGCCCCGGACAACCCGGAACTGCCTTTGCAAAAACGCGAAAGCGAAGCTTGATCCACCCCGCTCTTTTTGGCGAGTTTGGTTACTGACCATCCGGGGGCATTCCCGACCAATTTATGGATGTCAGTTCTAAAGTTTTGCTGGGTGAAGTTTGTTTTCATGACCAAACATATATGCGATTTCGCATTATGACTCAAGATGTTTATGCGATTTCGCAGATTGACTTGATAAGAAAGTGGAGTATGTGAAATATCATGGGATATGAAGAAATCGTAAGAGAGCAAATTGAACTGGCAGTTGAAGCGGCGGGCAACCCCACGGTGCTTGCTAAAGCTTGTGGTATTGAACAATCCTCACTAGCGCGCTACCTAAAACGCGAACAGAGAGGACTTGGCTTTAGTAGCCTTGTCAAAGTCATGGACTACCTAAACAATACAATGTCCATAACACCCCTTGCTCCCCATGGTGAAAACGGAAACGGCAGTATAGTTAATCCAGATCAGCCCATACCTGAATCTTCCGGGGCAATCGTTCCTGTTTATCAATTCGCCGCTGGCGGACTTCCGATCTCACTGGCTGAGATTGAACCCATGTGTGAAGTCTGCATTCCACAAAAATTCGTATTCCCCGGCCTCATGGTTGTGCAGGTCATGGGTGATTCAATGTCGCCACTAATCCGCGACGGCGCATATATTGGAATAAATAAACAGGGGAAAAAACTTGTACCGGGCCGTGTATACGCGGTAGAAGTTCCCTATGAAGGATTAACCATTAAGCGGGTTTTTCTTGACCCAGCCCAAGGTGAACTGATACTTCGCCCAGAAAATCCCACCCACCCGGAAATGAGAGTCCCCATAGAAGGCCGCGATGGCCTTATCGTCGGTGAGGTAATGTGGGAAATGCAAAATTTAAATTGATTGACCAAGCTTGATTAGCACCTATATTATTAGTATAGATTGCGTAGTGGTTCATCTATGCACATAAAATGACAATTTTTAGTCATGCTTGAGGGATAATATGATTAAAGCAACCCCAGCAGTTGAAAACCTCATTGAGGAAATCAGCCTTGCGATAGCAAAGGGAAATATCAACGAAATTAAAATGGCTTACTTTAAGAGAAAAGCTAAAAATTTAATGAACGCTGATACCACCCAAGCTTATTGTGCTCTTGGCATTCTTTGGGGCGAAGAAGAAAATGAAAAGCTTTCCAGAAGCTGCTATCAGCAAGCTCTTGAGACAGCTGGCCCCCTTGAGCATGCGCAAGTTTTATTTAACTACGGCATCTCCCTTATTAACTTAGGTTATTACGAAGAAGGCCGAAACAATATCTTAGAAGCTGTGAAGACAGATAACACAAACCTCCTTTTTCTTAGTAAGTTAATAGAGGTACTGTATGACTATGAAGACAACGAATTGCCCAAATATTTAACTAGATGGGAAAAACTTCACGATGGAGAAATCCACCCTATAGCCGAAGAGATCGAAGACGCTGAAGACATTCTGGAAGCCCTTGAATCAATCAAGAAAGAGGGTACTGTTAGTTGGGAACAAGTAAAAGCTGAGTGCAATCTTCAATAACATGTACGACGTAGAATTATCCAAAATTGCAGACAAGCAATTTAAAAAGCTCCCTGCTAATATTCAAGCCCAACTTCAAGAAACAATTGATGGACTAAAAGAGAACCCACGTCCGCACGGATATAAGAACTTAAAGGGAAAGCTCTCTGAATATTACAGAGTAAGATCAGGTAACTACAGGATAATCTACTCAATAGAAGATGAACAGTTGACGGTTTACCTGCTAAAAATTGGTGACCGCAAACAAGTTTATAAAAAATAATCTCTACAAATAAAAAATATTACCCCGCCCCGGCGGGGTTTTCTTTTGTCTTTCATAATGCGAAATCTCATAAATCGCTTGACCAGCAATGAGCTATCGCATAAAACGATATTCAACACAGCGAAACAAGCCCGACCGCACCGCGCAAGAAGCCGGAGCCAGTACAGCTTGAATCAACATGTGAACTTGAAAATTGAATATCGGTGTTTGTGAGGATGGAGTTCAGAGGCGAGGGAAAACCCAATGCGAAGCGGGGATTGCAGAAAGCCTTTTAGCCGAGGAAACCGCCAAGCTAGTTTAAGCCTTTAAGGTGACCTACGCGGGTAAGTACCCTGAACAGCCCACCGATGGAGCGCGCTGCAACGTGGCTCCATCCTCACAAGCACCGAATCACTAAGGAGGCCCAATGAAAGTAGAACTCAGCATTCACGACGACAAAGAGCTTCGGGCGCATATCAAAGCCGTCATTAAAGGCGAAATTACCAGCATTGCCCGGAGTGAAATCACAGACATCATCGCCGATGTTGTGGACAAAAAACACGCGCCTAACGTGCGCGCGCTCTTCGAAGACGTAGTCCAGAAAGAAGTCCGTAATGCCGTGGGAGGCACATCCGGGCTTCGCAATCAGATCAGGGAAATGGTGCGCGATTATGTCGCAAAAGAGGTGCAAGTCACCCTTAAAAACAAATAAACAATTTTAACCGTTTATCCGAGGAAATTATGAGCGACAACAGACTTTCAATCGCCCACCTCAAGGGCGGCGCAATTATCGAGATGGGCGACCATATGCTTATGGAGCTTATCGAGAACGTCATGGACCCGAACACTAAAGCCGACGCGGTACGTAAGCTCACACTTGAATTAGTAGTGAAGCCCGGCAAAGACCGCGCGGTGGGTTCCTTTGAAATCCGCACTAAATCCACCCTTGCCCCGCAAGCGGCGGTAGAAGGCACTCTGTCCTTCGGTCACGACTCCGACGGCTGTTCCAGTGCATCCGAAATCGGCGGAGAAATTGACCCTAACCGAGTTCTTCTCCCCGGCACCGTAACCGACAACAAGTCGGCGGCGGCAGGCGATAGCAACGACGAAGAAACAATCGAACCCACCAACCATAAAGTAACGCCCATGCAACGGGCGGGAGGCATGTAGATCATGAGTGAAGGAATGAGTGTTGAACTGATCGAAAAAATACAGGAAATGACCGACATTCCCGACAAGGTTGTCGAGATCGACGGACGCAAATACACCGAAAGAAACTTTAAGGCGATCAAAGAACCGCTCCCCGGTATTATGGAAGTTTCCACGCTGACCTCACTTGTTGACTACATCGCAGCCAACAAAGACAACCTTGACCTTGAATCGTTGATTGTTCATGTGGACAGCCCCACGAGCGTTCGTATCCGCTCTAATCTGTTCGGCGAATTCAAACAGCGTGAAGAGTACGTCCGGGCCTCCCCATACCTGCCCGACTATGACCATTTTTACGGTCGCAAATACGCTAAAGAAGAATTCATTCCCTGCCTTCAGTCCATGTTCATGGAAAACGCAAACAGGGAACTTTTGCTTACCACTCTGGCCCATGTCCGTCTTGAAGGCGGCGCGGACCTTGAAGACGACGGCATCACTCAGAAGGTAACCGTGCATACCGGAGCGGTTCGCGTCGACCAAAAAGAACTTCCGAACCCATTGAAGCTGATCCCCTTCAGCACCTTCCCCGACGTTGAACAGCCGGAACGTATGTTCACCTTCCGCCTGTACCCGGACGGCTCTTGTCGCTTGATCGAAGCCGACGGCGGAGCATGGCGCGCAATCGCGGCCCGCACCGTAAAAGAATTCCTCGAAAAAGAACTTGAAACCCACGAAATCAAAGTGACCATCATCGCATAGTCGCTTTTCTCCACCTCGTACCGGGCCGGGGGGCTAACCATCCCCCGGCCTTAATTTTTACCGGAGTATGAACCATGTATCGCGCTGAAAAATTTCTTATCAACTGCCCTCTAATCAAAGAAGGCGGTGTGCTGAACAGACTGAAGAAAGCCAAGGCCATAGCCCCCTTTAACGCTAAGAAAGTCGCAAAGCTGGGTTGCAGTTCCAGCGAAAAGGCTTGCTTGGATTTCGCACTCACCCTCGGCATCAAACCAGTTGAAAACCGTACATGGTCCGCCAGCCCTCATTATTACGGCAAAGAATTCCTCATTCACGCGGGTAAGCTGGTTGACCGGGAGGTAGTCAAGAAAGGCCAGAAGATTGAAGCGGCTGCACTAAATCTTGCCTGCCTGAATTCTGGATATACCGAACTCGACTTTTACGACGAAATTGAAGGCAAAGAGCATGTATTCAAGACAGGTGGCCTTGTCGGGCGCGCCGTCCTTACGGGCTGCACTTGCTTCCGTTCACCTTGGGCTATGCCGGGCAAGATTCACTGGCTCTTTGAAAAAGCATCTACTGTACCGTTCCGGCCTCTAAAGGGTCAGCTTAAAATTTTTGCGGTAAAATTTGGGGGCAACCATGCTTAAATGCCCCTTCTGCAAAACCACGAAAGGCAAGGTCAGCGGCAAGGATACTTCCGCCGCTACACGTCGCCATACAGCCCGCAAACCTAAATTCTATGTCCGCTGTACCAACTGCAACGCGCGCGGCCCCATCGGGCGCACTGAAGAGGAAGCGGTTAAGCTTTGGAAAACGGAAGTCTCAAAAGCTCCCGTCTCCTTGCTTGACATTCAGCCCAGCAACACCGTGCTTGTGCGCTTCTTCCATCAAGGCGCATTCATAGCGGACCTTGGAGTTTTCACCGGGGAAGACCTTGAATATTGCAAACAACGCGCTCTTACCTTCGCTCACAGCGAAGCAACGCGCATCAAGTGCAACGAGAAATCCCACGGCTCAGTGAGGGTGATTACCCCTGAAGACGAACATCACCCGATATGGACAAGTAACCACCTGCCCGACAATAGCGGGTGGACTTACGAAGCGAGATAAATCATGAACGCACTACGTAACCAGACAAGTATGTTCAGCGTAGACTACATGGTTGCTGAAGCTATTGATTTTTTACGTGAGCACGAACCTCCGGAAGGTTATTATCTTGGTTTTTCCGGTGGGAAGGACAGCATCGTCATTAAGAAACTTGCGGAAATGGCAGGAGTGAAATTCAGTACATACTATTCCGCCGTAGGAATCGACCCGCCGGAACTGGTTAAGTTTATCCGTCGTTATCATCCTGAAGTCGAATTCTTGCACCCGGAAATGACTATGTGGGAGGGGATAAAAAAGAAATGTCCTCCTTTGGCTCGGTCAAGATGGTGCTGTGATGTTCTAAAAAAAGATCCGGGAAAAAACATACCCTTGCCCCACCGAATCATGGGGCAAAGAGCCGAAGAATCAGCCCGTCGAGCTTCAAGAGGACAAATTGATATTTTCAAAAAACAAACAACCTATAAGCCGATTTTTAAATGGACCTCATGGCATATTTGGGAATTCATTGAAACACTCAATCTTCCCTATTGTGAACTATATGATCAAGGTTTTGACCGTATCGGCTGTGTGGTTTGTCCATTCCTCTTAGGTCCCTCGGCAGGCAAAAAAACAAGACGACAACAGTCAATTGAACGCTGGCCCGGAATGTGGAAAGCATACGAGCATAGTTGTTCAGTCTGGTTTCATTCCATTATGGAAAAATCGGGCGGCAAGATTAAAAAACAAAAACATGATTCTTTTGCGGAATACTGGCCCGCATATCTCAATGGTTTTGAATAAGAAGAAGAGAGGTTGATCAAATGAGTACCTTAATACGTGGCCCCTTTTTCGGTACAGTGGAAGCCGCCGCAAAATATTGTGGTATGACCCGAACAGCTTTCGGCAAACTCAAAAAGCAATACCTCATCCCCAAAAATGCAGGACCGGAAAAAAAGCAGTACGCGGCATCCGACCTTGACGCATTCATGGCGGAGCCTGAACAATTCAAACTCACTCGCAAGCAAAAAAACACAAGCTCAATCAGCTTGAATGAAATGGGAGTGTAAATGGCTTATCAGCGCGGCAACAGGTGGTATGTAAAATACCGGGAACCAGACACAGGCAACCAGCGTACAGCAAGTTTCGACTCAAAAGAAGATGCCGAATACTGGCAGACTAAATTCAAGTACGATAAGAAGCACAACAAAAAGGCCGTGCAGCCTGTTACCCAGCAGGACCGCACCCTTGCCGGGGTAATCAAGGCATACTACCAGAGCCGCCGTGGTGAGATTAAGAAATCAACCATCAAGTCGGATTTTTATCGCCTTAATACTGTAATCCTGCCCCTGATCGGCGGCAAAGCTATTCGCCAGCTTACCAAGGCCGATATTGAAAATGTGATTGATGGATACCGCGCCCGCAAGAACAAAAATACATCTATCAACCGCGCGCTAGATATTCTTCGTTCAGTTTTGAAATACGCGGAAAACATGGACTTGATCAAATCCGCACCCAATATCCGCCGCCTGAAAGATGATAAAGAAGTCATCAAGCCCCCGACCCCTGCCGAGGCTAAAAAGCTGCTCTCCGTGGCCCTGCCGCACGTAAAGCGGACTATCCTTCTAAGTTGTGCAACCGGAATCAGGCCGGGTACATCCGAATTATTCAAAGTTACATGGGCGGACATTGATTTTGAACGCGCGGAAATGTTTGTTGAATCCGCGAAAAAAGGCGGGCTTGCTCAAAGGGTTGTCCCACTTCGCGCTGATATTATGGCCCTACTGAAAGAATGGTTCCGGGAAGATAACGAAGATATTTCAAAAACGATTATTCATTGGAAAGGCCAGCCCATCAAGAACCACATCCGTTCCGGCTGGAAGCGTGCGCTGAAAAAGGCTGGGATAACCCGCCGCCTACGTCCCTACGACCTGCGCCACCACTTCGCCACCTACGCGCTATCCGCTGGCAGCGACATTAAAAGCGTTGCCGACGCAATGGGCCACACAGACCCATCAACCACCATGAGAGTTTACCAGCACGTACTACAGCGGGCGAAACGGGATGCGGTGGAGTCTTTGCCGTCGTTGACGGATGGGGAAGGTTAATAATGACTATGAGCTAGTAAATTTTCGATAATAACTATAAATTTATTTCTTATCTTAGCTTGAAATTCATCCCTTTTTTTTCTGCCTTCTAGGGAAGCTTTCCACTCCTTCTCATTCTCAGCATAAAACATCAAAAGGAAAACAAACTTCCCGACCTCTTTATCAAAAGTTTCTCCCATAAAATCTTGATTTTGCTTCAAATAATTAAATATTTCGCTATCCGGGTCAGCACCATCGACAAAAGCTTTAGTCGTTAATACAATCGCATTAATTAAAGTTTTTTTATAAAGATGATTATCACGCTTGAATTTAAGTTCATCTATGGCAACTTGTCTTTCAATAATATTATTTTGCTGCTCAACTATTTTTTTTTGCTCTTTCTGGATTCGATAAGTAAGAAAAGCGAGAACCGTAGTCACAGCAGCAATTACCAGCGTAACACCGTCACCAATTGAAAACGAAAAATTCCATTCTAAAACGTTCCATGCTTTTTCAAAACCGTCCAGATTTAGCAT